TGCGTTGCCGTGGACCGTGTTAGTGCGGGCAAGCTTCCCGACTACCTGGGCGGCAGCGATACGTTCCATGCGGACGCCCAGCTGCGCTTGCCGCGCGATTGGGCCGAGCAACACGTCGACCAACCGATCGAAGACGGTGGCCTGGTCGACGCCGAGACTCTCGAAGAGAGGGCGGCCGTACTGGCCCTGCTTCCGGGATGGGTACGGTTGATCCTCCGCCGTGCGCGGGGGGATCAGGACTGGCCTGACTCCTACGATGCGATGACCCGGTGCCGTCTTCTTGATGCGGCCGAGGCGCACGCGCGCGGTGTCCTGGCCGCGCGTGGCCTGATCTGATCGAGACCCGGCCGGACCCGGCCGCGCCCGCTGCCGATCGCAGCTCGCACCGGGTCTCGGCGGGGGGTCCGCCTCCCCCCGCGCGGCTTCGCCCCCGCCCCCTAGCCACCGTGCCCCTCGCCCCGTACACTAAACGGCCTAATGATTTTGCCCACAGACTATACGCCGGAACAAATACGGGATGCGCTCTTTGATATCTGGCGCGACCCCCTCGCCTTCGGCTTTGCTCTCGGCTACCAAGGCGAGCCGGGCGGCACACGTAAACGATTTGGCGATTTTCACCGCCAGATGCTGGCCCACGTGCACTCTCGCCCCAAGACCAGCACCATTGTCCCCCGTGGTCACGCCAAATCTACGATGATTACGGTCATCGACACGTGCCACCACCTCCTACGCCACCCAGAGTCCCGCAATCTCATCGCGTGCGCGACCCTAGACCTTGCACGAAAGCTCGTAGGAGAGATTAGGGACCGCCTGAACGGCGACCTAGAGATCCTCCCCGGCCTTTTCATGCCCGTCCGCGAGGCATTCCCTTGGCTTGCCCTCCAAGGAGACATGCGCAAGTCTGGCCCCGCCGACCAATTCAACATTTCAGGCCGCGCCGGTAAAGGCCGGGAACCTTCCGTATTCGCGGCCTCAGTCGAATCGAACCTCGCGGGTAACCACCCTACCCGTGCTGTCATCGACGACCCCGCCAACGAGCAAAATAGCCGCACCTACACGCGCCGTCAGAAGGTCATCGACTTCATCGAAGCCCTTGAACCCCTGATGTACTCGCCGGACTCCCCCATCAACCACATCGGCACCCCGTGGGCGTTCCAAGACGTAACTTCGTTCCTGAGTCGCCGGGAGGATTGGGCACAGTTCCGCTTCGGCGTCTGGGATGGCGTCAATCCGGTCAACAACCGCGCAGACGGCAAAGGCCCCGGCCCTGACGGCGCATACCCGCTTTGCCCCTCGTTCCTGACCGCCGACGAGATCATCGAGAAGCAGACGGCCCTGAGCCGCACCTTCTTCTCTGCGCAGTACCTGTGCGAGCCCGTCCCCGCCGAGGAGGCCATCTTCGAGCCGGATCTGGTGGCAGCGGCCACCGACCCTGAACTCACGCTAGAGAACCTGCCTGACGGCCCCGAGATCCTCCTGTACGACCCCGTGGCGCGTATCGACGGCACCCTGGGGGATCTAAACGGCGTGGTCGTCGTGCGAGTGCTGACGGCCCGCACGCTCGGCCTCAAGGGCTTCGCCCCCGACCGAAACGTTTTCATCCCTGTCCGCGCACTGGAGATCCCCGGAGGCGCAGACGCAGCCGCGTGCTGGATCGAAGACATCGGCGTCCCTGCCCACAAAAAGCTCAAGAGCATTTGGATCGAGAAGGTCGCTTCTCAGTCGCTGTTCGCCCCTTGGCTTGAGGAGCGCGGAAAGATTAAAGGTGTTAGGATTAGAGGGCAGAAGATCGGTAACTCTTCCCTAGCTTTCCGGCTTATGGCACTGCAAACCGCAATGCGTAAGGGATACCTGATTATGCCTAAGGAGTTCCCTGGGCGAGAACTCCTCGTACAACGCCTTATCGAGTACCCGCTCTCTGACTCTGACGACCTCATCTCGGCGCTGGCGCTGCTCTCTACAATGGTGGAACGGCGCGGCAGTCTGCCCGGCGTCGAACCCAGCCCCCCGACGCGCGACCCGCTGAAAATCTGGAACACTCCGGCAACCTCGAATGGAAACTACTGGCCGAACGGGTAAGCCCTTCAAGCTCGACGAGCAAACGCATTTCGCCCTGTCGGCTCTGCTACAGGAGGCGCAAGACGCGCTACACGAGCCGCTGTCTGGCAACGAAAGGCTGATTGCGGACATCTACACGGGCCGCGACCCGCTCGGCGGCGCAGCGCGGCTTGTTATTGGCGAACAAGGCATCCCGGCTCATACCATTCCTGACGCGCTGTCAACAATGACTTGGCAACCGCCGGAGACGACAGCCAACCTATTTCTATCTCGGCTCCGGCAAATCGTCAGCAGCATGACGCCTGGAGTGCCGTCCTTCCGCGTGAAGGCGCGGGTCCCCGGCGCGGCGCATCTTGCGGACAAGCAGAACCAGCTTACCCGCATCATGACGGACCACGGCGACCTACGGCACGCGATGCGCAAGGCAGCGTTTATCGGCATGCTCTCTCCCTACTTTGCCGTCAAGGTCACCTACGACGACAAAGAGAAGGTCCCCTACAACCGCGTCAAGTACAGCACGGTCGAGCCGCGCGACTGCGGCTACGAGCCGTTCCACCGCAGGTTTAAATGGCATTCCTACGACATGCAGTGGGGCGACTTGCCCGCGCACTGGAAGCCGGACTACAGCGGCGACACACCCCCTAACCCTTGGGAGATCGTGCGCGTTACCGAGTGTTACCACGACGGCTTCCGCCACGGCTCGCCCGACAAAGGTTGTCCAATGTCGATCTTCGTCGTGCGCAATCAAGAAGATCGCCCCGAAGAGGCGAACCTTCAGCCGTACAAGGAGGTGGCTAACCCGGTGGGCGAGTACATGTGCACCGAGATGCTCCCTGAGTGTCCGCTCGTCATCGGCAACTTCCTCGACCCCGCACCGAGCGAAGACGTTCCCGCCGCTGAAGTGCTGTCGTGGATTCCGCTCATGCGCATGATCGTGCAAACGCTCGTGCAGATTGACCGCGAGGTCCGCACCAGCAACAACACGATCCTGTTCGACAAGAACGCGATCAGCGACGACGCCATCCAAGCTGTCCGCAACATCATTCCCGGCGGCACTGTATTCATCGGCGTCGATGCCGACGACAACACGCGCGGCGTCAACGCCACGATGCGTCCCGTCGAGCAAAGCACGGTCCTCAACGAATACCTCGGCGCATTGCAGACATACATGCGCCTGTTCGACGATGTGACCGGCGTGTCGCCCAGCGACCGAGGCATCGCAACTAATCCTCGGAAGTCCGCAACGGAAGCAGCCGCCATCACTGACGCAGCGTCTAAACGCAACCAAGACCGCCTCGAAGTCATGGCTGCAATGTGGACCAAGATCGCGCAGATCGGCTTTAAGTACCAGCGGCGTATCTTCGGCAAGACCCTCGACATCCCGCTCGACAATGGCGTTATCAGAACTATCCCGGTCCCCGATCCTGCGACTGCTTGCTTTAGTTTCGACGTTGATCCCGTGGAGCTTGGGCATCTTTCTAATGCGGGAGATATTCAGGCACTGATGCAGTGGCTGACGGTTACCACGAATGCGCAGCAATCGTTCCAAGGCGGCATCCCGCGCATGACGCGCGAAGCCCTTCGTCGTCTCGGTAACGCTATGGGCATTGAGGACGCAGACATCTTCCTCGACGCCCCCACCATCGAGCTTGGTCCCGAAGAACGCTACATCCGTCACCTGCAAACGCAGGAGCCGATCATGACGTTTGAAGACGACCAACACGACATGTACATCGCGTACTACCGCAAAATGCAGGAAGCGGCAATCGGACGTAATGCTGACGAGTTCCAGATCATGGCGCTTCGTCAGGCAATCGACATGCACTCCATGTATGCCGCGCGTAGGCAAGACGTTATCAAGCCCGGCGCAATGGGAGACATTATCCCCGGCGTCGGCGCGGGCGCTGGCGAGATTGACAACAACATGCTCGCGGCTCTCGCTACCGGACAAACCCCGCAGGCCATGCCTCAAGGCGGCATTGGCGAAACGACCTACTAATGCTGTACCCCTACCGTTGCCTCGATTGTGGTCCGTTCGAGGTTGTCAAAAGCATGGCCGACGCCAGCCGCGCCGAAGCGTGCCCCGACTGCGGCGCGATTCAAACGCAGCAGGACTTCTCCGCTAAAAGTCTCGGCGGCTACTTGCCTAGTAGCGGCAACTGGAGCGAAGGCAAGCTAGTGCAGCAACTGCACCCAAAGCACCCAGACCGCATGGTGACTTCCCGACGCCAAATGGAGCAGGTCTACAAGAAGCACGGTATCAGCATGGAGACCGGGCATTTCAAATCTAAGGAGGCGCAAATTAACGCCACAGTGCCTCGATCCCACCGAAAATACGCCCCAGACACTGCTGTAGGCGGTGTCATCGAACAGGATTGACGATTTAAACGCTACACGCTACTCTACTTTGGAGTAGTGAAACCTTCTAACCGAGCCGAGAGGTATCCGTGTCAGAAACTACTCAAGACCCTGCACCCGAAGAAACGCAACCTGTAAGTCCCTCCGAGGAGCCGCAATCGGTAGACCTTGTAGAGGAAGCGGGAAGAGCGGCGGCAGAAATGCCGACTCCGAAGGAGCAAAAAGTTCGCTCTTTGGACGAACTCGACTTGGACGGCAGCATGCGTTCTCAGATCGAGTCTTACGTCAGTAAAGCTATCAACGAAGCAGTCTCCAAGCACGACGCTAAGCAGCAGAAGAAGCTGAGCGATGACGGTTATATGAACCGCGCTCAGATTGAAGAGTTGCTGTCGCAGAAGGACGCTGACTACCGACGGCGTGAAGCCGCTAAGGAATCATTCTTGACCGTACTAGGATCGGAGGGTCTTCACCCTGGATCCGAGGGCTACCAGAAGGTTCAAGCGACATACTCCGAGGCAATCAGTTCCGGCAAGTTTACCCCGGAGATCCTGCTCAGCGAGGCGGGCATCCGCACCCTCGTTGCTATGTCAGGCGTTTCTAGTGCGCAAATGACCGCTCCCCAAAGCGGCCTCGCGCGTTCGGCACCTACACCTGACGGGTCGGTAGCGTA